AACGATAATACAGGTGATATTTATAATTTAACTACAAATAGTTTAAATGTACAATACAGACAATATTGGCTTGAAGATACTTCTACATCAACTGTAATTTCTTCTTTTCCTGATTCTTGTCGTTTTTTCTTTCAAATTTTCACATCGTCTACTAATTATAATGTACACGTTTATAATAATGGAGTTCCATTTGTTAGTTTTTTAAACCAAAGTGGAAATCAAAGTTTAAGTTTTTTAAATATAGGTGGATTTTTTACTGATGTTTATAATTTTACATTTTTTGTAAATTCAGCTGAAGCACCTGTAACTTTTACAAGTAGAGTTTGGAGTTATTTTGTAACTATTACTGATGGTGATATTTATACGGCAAGTCTTTACGCTAATTTTTCTCATTCTTATTCACAAACTACTTTAGCTAACTTAAACATTAGAAACTATCTGCCTGATATTACGGTTACTGATTTCTTAACCGGTTTAGTGAAAATGTTTAATATGGTAATTGTACCTACTGCTGAAAATACATTTGAATTTTTACCTTTAGAAAAATGGTATCAGGATGGCGAAGTAATAGACATTACTAAATATATTCAAGCAAATGAAATAGAAATAGGTAAACCAAAACTATTTAAACGTATTGACTTTAAACACGAAAAGTCAGAAAATGTTTTAAACAACGCATTTAGAAGTTCAAACAATAACCAAGAATATGGTGATTTATTTTTTGAAAATCCTAATTCAGCATTTACCGAGAATTACGAAGTTAAAACACCTTTTGAAGATGTAATGTGGGAACGTACTACAGGTGAGAATTTTTTAACTACTACATTTTGGAATAAAGATTTACAACCATATACACCAAAGCCTGTTTTAATGTATAACAATGGAATGACTAATTTAAGTTCTAATTGGTATATGAATAATGGATTAGGGTTTAGTTTAAATTCTGATTTTTATGTAAGATTCTCAAACGAAATACCATTAGCAGCTACAGATTTATCTTACCTACAGACTTTAAATTGGGGTGTAGAAAATTCAGTATGGGAACTACAATTTGCACCTAATGGATTGTATCAGCAATTTTACAGCCAATACATAAATAATCTATACAATCAACGCACAAGAGTACTAAAAGTAAAAGGTAATTTCAATCCTTATTTGCTATCTACGTTAAAGTTAAATGATAGGGTAATAGTTTCTAATAAACGATACATTATAAACACATTTACAACCGATTTAACGACGGGTGAAGTAGAATTAGAACTATTAAACGATTTTAGGGATATAACGCAAGATACGATCTATTTACGCTATTCAAATATACCATTCTTACAAGTAGATAACACAGCACAAGAAGTTCAATTTATAATTTACAAGAATAACTACGATACGTTTGATGTAAAGCTATCTACAGACTTTTTAAGCTACACACTATCTACAGATAACGATGCTGATATATTGTTAGATGTAACTATACCTGCTAATGCTACTGCTGCTGATCGAAGTGATGTGGTGGTATTAGAATACTTTAAAAACGGAGTTGGAACAATCATACAAATACCTGTACTACAATATGCTTAAACAAATATTTGAATTACTGCAATGTACCGAACATTACGGACAAAGCGAATTAATAGAAATTGCTAAGGGCAAATTTGAACTGCCTACAACATTTAAAAAAGGATTTACACAACTTAAAAGAGAAATAAAATGGCAGAAAAGTACCAAGTAAATATAGAGGTTAAAAGTAATTTAAAAACTACTGAAACAGATTTAAAATCAGTTAATACTGCCTTACAACAAACACAAGTTGAAACTGATAAATTAAATAATAAATCTAAGGAAGCTTCGGGTTTTGGGAAAGTTTTTGGTGATATTAAAAATGTAATTACAGGGATGGTTCCAGGCCTTAAAGGTGCTGAAGGTGGTGTAAATTCATTAAGTACAAGTTTTAAAGCATTATTAGCTAATCCTGTTGTATTAGTTGTAACAGGTATAATAGCTTCTTTAAAATTCTTATACGAAGCATTCCAAAGCAGCGTAGAGGGTGGTAAAGCTATCAAACAAGTTTGGGCAGGAATTGAATTAGTAGGTACACAAGTTAAAGATGCTATTTTTGGTTTAGCACGTGCATTAGGTCAGGTAGTTGTAGCTTTTTATAAATTCCAAACATTAGATTTTAAAGGTGCTTCTGAAGCTATGAAAAAAGCAAATAAGGAAGCTACTAATTCTTTTAATCAATTAGGAGATGCAGTAGACGGAACTACATTTAAAATTGGTGCTGCTTTAGCAAAGCAACAACAAGCAAACGATAAAGCACGAAAGATTTTTGCAGTAACACAATCTGAAACAAATAAATTACTTGTACAATCACGTGAAATATTAACTGATGAAACTGCAAGTATAGCTGCAAAGAAAAAAGCATTAGAAGAAGTAACAAAAGCAGAATCAGCTTCAAGTAAAGAAAAAGTTAGAATTGCGGCAGAAGATTTAAGAATATTAAAAGAAAAAGCTAAAGCATTAGGTGGTGAGGCAGAAAAGAAAATGAAGGGTGAAATTCGTGAAGCTACTATTGCTTTAAACGAGGCTGAAACTGAAAATGCAATGACCGGTATTAAATTGAATAAGCAGCGTAAAATGTTATTGCGCCAAGAAGTTGCTGATGCAAAAGAAGCAGCTACACAAAAAACAGAAAATTTAAAAGCTGTTCAAGATGCAGAAAAAGAGGCAATAGAAAAAAGATTTGAATTAGAAAAACTATCATTTGATGAAAGAAGAAAAATAGTAAATGAAGACAAAAAACTTTCAGCAAAAGATAGAAAAGATTTTTTAGATAAAATTAATTCTGAAGAAAGAAAATCAGTTGAAGACCACAACAAAGCTATAGCTGATTTAAACAAAAGATACGATGAAGAAGAAGAAAATAGATTAGCTGATACTGCAGTTAAAAAAGAAGAATTAGACTACACACGTAAACTAAAAGAAATTGAATCTATAGCGCAAACTGAATTAGAAAAGCAAACGCTAATTGAAAAGTTAGATACCGAGCATAAAGCACGAATGACTGTAGCAGCTAAAACTGATGCAGAAAAAAAAGCTGCTGATGAAAAAGCAATTAAAGACAAACAAAAAGCAGAAGAAGTAAAAGCAGAAGAAAATAAAAATACTGCTATTGCAAATTCAAAGCAAAATTTAGCAAATATAATTAATGGAATAGAAACTACAGGTTTAGCTAAAACAAAAGCAGGGCAAGCAATTTCTAAAGCATTAGCATTAACGCAAATTGGTATTGATTCAGCAGTAGCATTATCTAAAGCTTCTACATTAGCAAACGCAGAAGGTGCTGCTGCACAGTTAGCTTTTCCTTTAGTTCCCGGTATTGGAACTATTGCACGTGTATTATCATATACATCTACTGCATTATCTGTAGCTTCTAATATTGTAAGAGCAAAACAATTGCTTTCAGGTGGTGGTGGCGGTGGTGCTGCTTCAGGTGGAAGTTCTGCACCAAGCCCAACAGGCGGTGGTAATGCACCACAATTTAACGTAGTAGGTGCTACAGGTGTTAATCAATTAGCAGGTGCAATTAGTAATAGAGAACAAGCACCAATAGAAACTTATGTAGTGGCTAACAACGTTAGTACTGCGATGGCTTTAGACCGTAATATAATCCGTTCTGCTACATTAGGATAAATAAAAACTATTAAAAAATAAAATACTATAAATAAAAACTTGCGTTGTGAAGTATTGATTTTAAAGGGATTTTTAATTTAATAAACAAACTAAAAAAAAATAATAGGTAATACGTAAAATAAACAAAATGCCTTAAAACGCAAAAAAACGCTATTTAAAACAAAATCAATAAAAATTAATTTTAAAAGAAAAATAATATGCGAATCGTAGAATTAATATTAGATGATGATAAAGCTACCGGTGTAGAAGCAATTTCAATAGTAGAAAATCCTGCTATAGAAGAAAACTTTGTGGCACTAAATAAAGAAATAGAAATTAAACTTGCTGAAGTAGATTCTGATAAAAGAATTTTAATGGGTGCTGCATTGATACCTAATAAAAACATTTACAGAAGAAGTGGTGATGATGAATATTATATTTTCTTTTCTAAGGATACGGTTAAAAAAGCAAGTGAATTGTATTTAATGAATGGGTTTCAAAACAATGCTACATTAGAACACAATACTAAATTAAAAGATTTATCAGTAGTTGAATCTTGGATTGTAGAAAGTGAAGTAGATAAATCACGCAACTATGGTTTAGAAATGCCTATTGGAACTTGGATGGTTTCAATGAAAGTAAATAACGAAGATATTTGGCAGGAATTTGTTAAAACTAAAAAGGTTAAAGGTTTCAGCATTGAAGGATATTTCAGCGACAAAGTAGAAATGAATTTTCAAAAAGCTAAAGATGAAGAATTATTAGAATTGATAAAAGAATTGATTTTAGCAGACGAAAAAAAAAACTCCAATAGTTACAAATTAGAATCTTATACAGACTATCCAAAACAAGCAAGTGAAAACGCAAAGATAGCTTTACGTTGGGCAGAAGAAAATGGATGGGGTAGCTGTGGAACACCGGTAGGAAAAGCAAGAGCAAACCAATTAGCGAATAACGAACCTATTTCAGAAGAAACTATAGCACGTATGGCTTCATTTGAAAGACAAAGACAAAATAGTCAAAAAGAATTAGGTGATGGTTGTGGTAGGTTAATGTGGTTAGCTTGGGGTGGTGATGCAGGTGTAGAATGGGCGCAACGTAAACTAAAACAAATTAGAAATGAATAAGAAACTAAAAGTAACATCACCAAAGGGTGGTAAACGTGGGTGTTTGTGTAAAGATAACACGTATAACTCTAAATGCTGCAATGGTAAACTGCACGAACAAGGAATAGGTAGTTTAGTAGGGCAAGGTAATGAACCTGCACCAAACTAATTTATAACAATTTAAAACACAAATTATTTTAACTTAAAAATTATTAACTATGAATGTGATTAACGAAATCAAAACACTTTTGGGTATGGAAGTAAAACTTGCCCAAATGAAACTTGAAGATGGTGTTACAGTTATCGAGGCGGAAGCGTTTGAACCTGAAGCTGCCGTTTTTATTGTTAATGGTGAAGATAGAATTGCAATGCCTGTAGGAGAATACAAACTTGAAGACGGAAGCGTTTTGAAAGTTGAAGTAGAAGGTATTATTGCTGCTATTGAAATGCCTGAAGAAGAAATGCCTGAGGCAGAAACTGAAGCACCTGAAGTAGAGGTAGAAGTTGAAGCACAAGCAGCTGCTCCTAAACGTGTAGTGGAATCAATTACTAAAGAAATGTTCTTTTCTGAAATTGAAAAACTACGTGCAGAAATTGCTGAATTAAAATCAGTAAAAGAAGAAGTAAAACAAGAATTGAGTGCAGAAGTTGATGTACAACCATTAACACATTCACCTGAAGTTACTTCAAATGTAAAATTAACTAAAATTTCATCTAATCGTCAAATGTCGACACAAGATGTTGTAATGTCTAAACTTTTTAACTAAATAAAAAATGGCTACTACTACTACAATTACTTCACCAACTTATGCAGGTGAATTTGCAGGGAAATATATTTCAGCTGCATTATTATCAGGTTCTACTATTGCTAATGGTGGAATTGAAGTTTTACCTAATGTAAAATACAAGCAAGTAATCCAAAGAATTGCTACAGATGGTATCGTTAAAGATGCTACTTGTGATTTTGATGCTACTTCTACAATTACATTAACTGAAAGAGTAATTACTCCTGAGGAATTTCAGGTAAATTTACAATTGTGTAAAAAAGACTTCCACCAAACTTGGGAAGCCATCACAATGGGTTATTCAGCTTTTGACAATTTGCCACCTTCATTTGCAGATTATTTAATCGCACACGTAGCTGCTAAAGTTGCTGAAAAAACTGAGCAAAACATTTGGAAAGGTGTTACTGCTAATGCCGGTGAATTTGCAGGTTTTGTAACACTTGCTACTGCTGATGCTACTGTTTTAGATGTAGCTTCTCCTGCTTCAGGTGGTATTACTGCTTCTAACGTAATTGCTGAACTTGGAAAAGTTGTAGATACTATTCCTGCTGCATTGTACGGTAAAGAAGATTTATACTTGTACGTTTCACAATCTGTAGCACGTGCTTATGTTAGAGCATTAGGTGGATTTGGCGCAAGTGGCTTAGGTGCTAATGGTACTAACGCTATGGGTACTCAATGGTGGAACAACGGAAGTTTATCTTTTGACGGAATTAAAATTTTCGTAGCACAAGGTATGGCTGATGATTACGTAATGGCTGCACAAAAATCTAATTTGTTCTTCGGTACAGGTTTGTTATCAGACCAAAACGAAGTTCAATTGATTGATATGTCTCCAATCGATGGTTCACAAAATGTAAGAGTTGTAATGCGTTTTACTGCTGCTGTTCAATACGGAATTGGTAGTGAAGTTGTATTGTATACTCCTGCTGCATAATCATAATAAATAAACAAGAAAAGGGTGGTGGAATAAACGCCACCTTTTTTTTTATTAAAACTTAAAAAAATATATAACTATGGCTTGTGATATTACACTTGGAAGATTAGAACCCTGTAAAGATGCTGTAGGTGGTTTAAAAGCTGCTTATTTCGTGAATTGGGGTGATGCTACAGGTTATACATACAATGGCACAAATACTGATGTAATTGATGCTGTTGCAGGTACACCTACTGCATACAAATACGAATTGAAAGGAACTAATAGCTTCGACCAAACTATTACTTCTTCACGTGAAAATGGCACTACGTTTTTTGATCAAAGTTTAAAACTTCAGTTGAAAAATATGAACGCTGCTTCACACAAACAAATTAAATTACTTTCTTACGGAAGACCACAAGTAATTGTAGAAGATAACAATGGTAACTTCTTTTATTGTGGTTTAGAACACGGAATGGATGTAGTAGGTGGTACAATTGTTACCGGTACTGCTATGGGTGATTTATCAGGATATACATTAGAATTAAAAGGTATGGAACGTGTACCTGCTAACTTCTTAGGCGATACTTTAGCTGATGTAGGGTTTACTGTTGTTCCCGGTACTTAATTTGTTTTTTTTGTTTGATTGAAAGGGTGGCTTTGTGCTGCCCTTTTTATTTTAAAACAATTTCGTGTTTAATTTATTATTTAATAAAAAATAGAATGATAGTTTTAAAGGATTCTACATATACACAGAATTTTAAGTTTATGCCACGTAGTTGTAATATTACTTCTATGGTATTCTTGGATGAATTAACAAATGTAGAACACGAAATAGAAAATCCATTACTTGTTAAAGAAAAGTATTGGTTACAATTTCAAGAAGATTTAAGCTTTGAATTTTTAGTAGATGGTCATACATATACTTTAACTTGTTTTGATGGCGTAAATGTCGTTTATAAAGATAAAGTGATGTGTACAAATCAATCTACTGCTACTTATACAATTAATCAGGGTGTTTACGTGCAAAACGCTACATCTAATGAATTTATAATTTATGAATAATATTTCAGTTGTTAATTTATCGGCTTATACTTCACCCGAAATTAAGGAGAATAAAAAAGCTAATTACATTGAGTACGGAAACGACAATAATTATTTTCAGTATTTAATAGATAGATACCTTTATAGTACATCGAATGGTGCTATTATTACCGGTATTACTAATATGATATACGGAAAAGGAATCAGCGCATTAGACGCTAATAAAAAGCCTAATGAATACGCACAAATGATTTCTTTAATTAAACCTGATTGTTTAAAAAAGGTAGCATTAGAACGCAAGTTATTAGGAATGGCTGCAATGCAGGTAGTAATGGAAAAGAAACAAGTTAAATCCATAACTCACTTTCCTATGCATACTTTACGTGCTGAAAAATGCAACGATAAAGGCGAAATTGAAGCGTGGTATTATTACCCTGATTGGACAAAGAAAAAGCCAAGTGAAGAACCTAAACGCATTCCTGCTTTTGGATTCGGTAACGGAAACGAAGTAGAAATTTATATTGTTAAACCATACGTTTCAGGTTTCCACTATTATACACCAATAGATTATAGTGGTGCTTTACCTTATGCTTATTTAGAAGAATCAATAGGTGATTATTTAATTAATGATATTGCTAACGGATTTAGCGGAACTAAAGTTATCAATTTTAACAATGGTGTACCAAGCGAAGAAATGCGTGATACCATTAAACGTGATGTGCTTAGTAAAGTTACAGGTGCTAAAGGCGAAAAAGTAATTATTGCTTTTAACAATAATGCAGAAAGTAAAACTACAGTAGATGATTTACCTTTAACTGATGCACCTGCTCACTACGAGTATTTAAGTAAAGAATGTTTTGAAAAGCTAATTGTAGGACATCGTGTAACTTCACCTATGTTATTAGGAGTACGTACAGGTGATGGTGGATTAGGAAACAATGCAGATGAAATTAAAACTGCTACTTTGTTATTTGACAATATTGTAATTAAACCATATCAAGAAGAAATTTGTTCTGCTTTAGATGAAATTTTAGCAGTAAATGGTATTGCATTAAAATTATACTTTAGAACTATTCAACCATTAGAATTTACTGATTTAGAAAACACACAAAATCAGGAACAAATAGCAGAAGAAACAGGTTTAAGTTCACACACTTGTTTAAGTGGTGATTTTACAGATGAAGAAGGTGATGCATTATTAGATTCTTTAGCCGGTGAAATGATAGATGATGAATGGGAATTAGTAGATAAACGTGAATATTCAGATTCAAATGTTTCTATTGAAGAATGGGCAAATTCTAAAATTAAACCTAAACAAACTTTATTTGAAAAATTAGCTGATGTTATAAAATCTAATCCAAGTGCTAAAAGTACATTAGACAAAAAAACATTTAAAGTTCGTTATGAATATGCTGAAAAGTATTCAAAAGGTAATTCACGTAGATTCTGCCAAAGAATGATGGGTAGAACTGCAAACGGAGTTGTTTACAGAAAAGAAGATATAGATCAAGCAAGTTTTCAAGGTGTAAATAATTCATTCGGGCATAATGGACAAAATTATTCACTATTCAAGTTTAAAGGCGGTGTTAATTGTGGCCACGTATGGAATGAGAATCTTTATCGTTTAAAAACAAAAACTGATGGTACACTTTATGTAGATAAATCATTAAGTTCAAGTGAAGAAGTTTCATCTATTGCGGGTTACAATCCAAACCCTGCAGGATGGTCAGAAGCACAAATTGCACCTATAGATATGCCTAATAACGGACATCACCCAAACTATAATAAATAACAAATGGCACAGGCATTATTCATAACACGTGATGATATTGTAAAATTTACTGCTTTAAATGGCAACATTGATACTGATAAATTTATTCAATACATTAAGATTGCTCAGGATATTCATATTCAGAACTATCTTGGTACTAAACTATTTAATAAGATTAATGATGATATAGTTTCAGGTGATTTAGCAGCACCATATACAACGCTTTTAAGCACATATATTAAGCCAATGGTAATACATTGGTCGATGGTAGAGTTTTTGCCTTACGCGGCTTATACAATAGCTAATAAAGGTGTATTTAAACATTCTTCTGAAGCAAGTTCAAACGTTGAGAAAAACGAAATAGATTTCTTAATAGAAAAAGAGCGTGATATTGCACAATCTTATACAAATAGATTTATAGATTATATGTGTTATAATCAGGCATTATTTCCTGAATATAACCAAAATTCAAACGCTGATGTATATCCTGATTCAAACGCAAATTTCATAGGATGGGTGTTGTAAAAGAAACATATAAGCCAAAGACAAAGAACGTAGAAAAATTACAATTATTTTTAAATAAAATAGAAAATGAGTTTAAACTTTACACACATAAAAGCGGACACGTTCGAGGCAGTAAACTTCGAAATTAATGTAGACAATGTACCGGTAGATTTAACAGATACTATTATTCGTATGCAGTTGCGTAAAGAATATGGTGGTGTAGTAGGTTTATCTTTAACTTCTGTAGCCAATGCAGGAATTACAATTACAGATGCTGCAAATGGTTTATTTCGCATTAATCAGCAAATTATAGACATACCTGCTTTTAATTACATTTACGATATTGAATTTGATTTTGATGGAGTTGTTAAAACCTACATTTCAGGTAATTTTTTAATTAAAAATGATGTAACCCGCTAATGTGTGAAAATGTAAATATAAACGTATCAGAAACAAATGAAACTATTAATATAGTTGCTACTGAAGTTCAGGAAGTAATTGATATTAATGTGTTTGAAACTGCTGAAGATGTTACTTTAAACATTACTGAACAACTGATTCAAGTAAATGTAAACAAAGTAACTGCTGCCGAGCAAATACAATCTGATTGGGCGCAAACTGACAATGAAGCATTAGACTTTATTAAGAACAAGCCTACTATACCTACAAATACTTCAGACTTAATTAACGATGGTGAAGATGGTGTAAATCCATTTATTACTGCTAATGATATTCCACCGGTAACAGGCTTTGTTCCCTACACAGGCGCAACCGAAGATGTGAACTTGGGCGAGTTTGGCCTATTAACAGGAAATGTAGAGTTTGACAATACACCAACAAATATACCCACAACTGCGGGGGCGATGTATTGGAACGATGCTGATGGAACGGCTGATTTGATTTTAAAAGGCGGCAACGTAAAACTACAAATCGGTCAAGAGTCAGTTATAAGAGTGGTTAATAAAACGGCTACCAATATAAATTTATTAGAGGCCAATTACCAAGCAGTAAGGGTAACAGGTGCGCAAGGGCAACGATTGAAAGTTGATTTAGCACAAGCCACAAATGACAATTTAAGTGCAGAAACTATCGGTTTAGTTACTGAAACGATTAACAATAACCAAGAGGGGTTTATCACTACAAGCGGCCTTGTTCGTAACATAAACACAACGGGAAGTTTACAAGGCGAAACGTGGGCAGATGGCGATATATTATATTTGAGTCCTACAACTGCGGGTAACGTTACAAAAGTGAAACCTACTGCGCCAAATCATTTGGTTATAATTGGATATGTAGTACACGCACACGCAAATCAAGGGAGTATTTTTGTCAAAGTCGATAACGGCTACGAGTTAGACGAACTGCACAACGTTAAAATAACAAGCGCAGCGAATAACAACGTATTGGCTTACACTTCAGCAACTGATATTTGGGAGAATAAAACAGTTGAAACGACTTTGGGTTATACACCTGAAAACGTAGCAAACAAATCTACATCGACAAGTTTAGGCACAAGCGACACGCTTTATCCTACGCAAAATGCGGTTAAGGTTTACGCTGATACAAAATTCACTTTACCAAGTTTAACAAGCGGCAGCGTTTTATTTTCAAATGGCACAACAATAGCGCAAGACAATGCAAACCTATTTTGGGATGACACGAATAATCGCTTAGGGATTAATAAAAATACACCAAACGTAACTCTTGACGTAGTTGGAAATGAATATAGGTTTGCATCAAATTCGGGAGCGATTAATTTTTACGCTTTTCCTGCAGTAAATCAGCATTTTAATTTTATAAATTCAAGACAAGATTCTGATTATTTATTTAAACTAAATGTAAATGGTGCAGCCAATACAAATGTTTTAATTTTAAAGGGATTAACAGGTAATGTTCTTATCAATACGGCAACCGACGCAGGGTTTAAATTAGACGTAAACGGCACGGCAAGGGTGCAGGGAAATTCATTCCAAGTTACGGATGGTAGTACAAATAGAATATCAATAACATCAAATCAAATTAGTTGTCTTGCAGGTGTATCTATTGCTAACTTAAATGTAGTTGCAGGAGCTATTTCAATGCCTAACTCAACTCTTGGGATTGGAATAAGTATAACAGGAGGAACAACATCTACTTTAGTAATCGGAAGTGGTAATGCAACAAACTCATCAGGAACAATTACAATTGGACAATCATCACGTGGTTTTGCGCCAACAAGTGGAACGGCTACTTTTTCATTTTTAACTTGGGATGGAGCTATCAATCAAACAGGTGGCGCAAACGGTATTACAAGAGGTTTATATATAAATCCAACACTAACGAATGCTGCTGATTTTAGAGCGATTGAAGTTGCAAATGGAATTACTATATTAGGTGCGTCAACAACGGCTAAGGCTTCGCTTAGAATACCAAGCGGAACGGCACCAACAACTCCTGTAAACGGCGATATTTGGTTTGATGGAACTGATTTAAAAATACGAGTAGGCGGAGTAACTAAAACATTTACACTAATATAAATAAAAATGGCACAAATTCAACCGATTAACTTCCCATTTACAGGCGAAGCAACACAACTAAAAGTTTTAATACTTAACTTTGAAACGACTGCAAACACTTGCACCACTTACAACGAACTTTTAACCGAAGATGGTGTAATGTGCGCGAATTGGAACTACACCTTAACCGATGAGGAGTTTGCAGCGTGGGGCGAGGATAACACTTGGGTAGAACAATGCGTAGCAAAAGACAAAAACATCACAATTTTAAGCTATTAATATGGAGGAGTTACAAGTAATTAGACAAGCGATTGAAATCTCAGTAAAAGCGGGCGTTTATGCTATGGCTGATGTTGTGGTTTTGTCGCAAATATTGGAGAAATTAGAGGCAAAACTAAAAGAAAATGCAGCAGATTAAGGAACACATCCTGCCGATTGTTTTAATCGTTTTGGGGATCTTAGATCAAACAACACACTTACTTGTTGAGTTAATTAGTCAGTTAGGTTTACCGGAATACGTAGGAACTATATTTAAGATATTAGTAATAACACTTGGTGCAGTAAAATTATATTTATCGCAACCGAATAAATTAAGAAATGAGTAATTTAGAAAGTGAAAGATTAGACAGAATAGAACAACATTTAAAGCTACTAAAACAAGATAGTGAAAATCGTTCATCTGATATTAAAGAAATTAAACAAGCATTGCTTGGAAATGATTTAAATGGATTTCGTGGTTTAGTTTGGAAAATATCAGATATTGATAATAGAGTAACTGAATTAGAAGATAACGATAACGAAATAAAAGTTTATATTAAACAGGCTAAATTTGTTGTAGCTGCTTTTACTGCTGCATTAGTTACTTTAATCTTTAAAACATTTGCTAAATGAAATTAAACTCAGAAGGTTACCGGTTAATCACAAAGTTCGAAGGATTTAGTGCTAAACCTTATTTATGTTCAGCTAAAGTGCCTACTATTGGTTATGGGAATACATACTACACAAATGGTAAAAAAGTAACTTTATTAGACAAACCAATTACAGAAACTGAAGCGTTTGAAATGTTTAAAACAATAGCTGATAGATTTGCTGATAAAGTGAGTAAGTTGGTTACTTACCCTATTAATCAAAATCAGTTCAATAGTTTAGTTTCTATTTGTTACAATATTGGGGTATCAGCATTTCAGTTATCTACTTTGTTAAAAATGGTAAATGAAAACGCAAATAATCCAAAGATAAAAGACCAATTTTTACGTTGGAATAAAGCAGGTGGTAGAGTAGTGCGTGGATTAACATTAAGAAGAAATGAAGAAGCATTTATATATTTTAGTTAGTTTAGTATTACTATCTTGTGGTTCACGAAAAGTACAGGTAAACACTTCAGAAATTAAAAAAGATTCAAGTGTAACTACTACTAAAATAGACAGTAGTAAATCTATTAAAACAACAGATGATAACACTAATATTAATTTTAATACTGAAGAAACTGAAATCTGTATCATTCCGTTAGATTCTACTAAAGAAATTAAAGTAAATGGTAAAACGTATTTTAACGTTAAATTAAGCATTAAAAAACGTAAAGACAATACTACATATCAAAATACAAATAAAGTTGCTCAAATCGATTTAAAACACGTTATAAAGCATACTGAAGCTAAAAGTTCTACTAAACAAAACACTAAAGTTAAAAATATAGACAGAAAAGAATCTATTTTAAACTATTGGTGGATTTTATTAATAATCATCTTAATTTACTTATTTTACAAATGGCAAAGCAAACTTCGGTTATTGTAAAAATTGAACGTGATATTAACAGGCCAAACATTCACGCTAAATCTAAAACTTCACAATTAAAGACTTCTAAAAACTATAAAAAGAAGTATGCAGGACAAGGTAGGTAAAAATACCTTTTTAAGCTATATTGTATATTTATATTATATTATTTATATTTTTTTAGTTATATATTATAATATTATATTTAATAATATATTTAGTTTTATTATTATATTATAATTTTTAGTTATATATTTAACTAAATTTAGTGTTATATTATATATATTATTAAAATTAAAAATAAAATAAATCAGCCGTTTTAACGCATTATTTTTATGTTAGGTATGTAAGTATATCAAAACACAAAGAAAGTTGTTTAAAACGCTTTAAAATGCATTCTATGGCTAAAGTAAGTAAGAAACCATTACGCAAGAATCTAATAAAGCAGTTAGATACAGTTTTTAGTCAGTACATACGGCAGCGTTATGCTAAATCGGGTATTGCAATATGCGTTACCTGTGGTAAACAAGATGATTGGAAAAAATTACAATGCGGCCATTTTATGAGCAGAAGGCATTATTCAACACGTTGGGATGAAGATAATTGCCAAGTACAATGTTATGGGTGCAATGTTATGAATCAGGGGCAGCAGTTTTTATTCAGTAAATACTTGGGTGAAGAAATGTCAATAACTTTATTAAATAAGTCCCGTGAAATAGTTAAATTTGCTGATGTAGATTTAATCGAAAAAATAGAATACTACAAATCAAAAATATAATTTGCTCTTTGTTCTTTGTTATTGTCTGAAAATTGGGTAGTTTAATAGCTACCCTTTTTTTTGCTTAAATGTTAAAGTTTTGTTAAAATCTATAAACACTATTGTTTATAAGAAATGTTACAATATATTTGCTCAAGAAATAACAACAAAAAATAATACAAATGACAACAACTTTCGCAAAATTCAAATTAACAAATCAAAAAGATAAAGGTTACAATGGTTTATATAAAAAACTATTTGCTATCTTAGAAAAAGATTCAATCTTTATTGAGTGTGCTGAAGAAGATTCTTACTTTGAAGGAAACGATATGATTATAACTACAACTTGGGGAACTAACGAAGCATTACCAAAAGGTATTGAAAGATTAAATTAATAACAATTAAAAACAAAGACAATGAAACAATTTATCAAGGATTTTTTCCAAAAACGTGAGTACCAATACACATTCTGCTTTGTATGCGCAATGTATTTTTTATTACAATTAATTTTTAGAAGCTAATGAAAGATTTAATAGACTACCAAAGATTCAGAATAGAAGCATTAGAATCTACTGTTTGTAGATTGAATAGTATTCTAACACAATTAGAAACATATTGCTTCGAGTTAGCAGATTCAGATTGTCCTGCTGATTACAAAACAATTATTAAACAACAAATTTACCAATTAAAACAAGAAACAAATGCCTAAGACAGAACTAACATTAGCAGAAAAACTATCTAAAATACAGGTAGAATTCAAATCAAACAAAAGCAGGTTTAATAGCTTTGGAAAATATAACTTCCGTTCAGCAGAAGATATATTAGAAGGTTTAAAACCATTCAACGAAAAGTATGGTGTTTACTTTACTATTCGTGAAGAAGTAAGTGTAATATTTGAAACTACACCAATTCTAATTTCAACTGCTACAATTCACGATAACAACGATATTAACGAAATAGAAGCTACTGCAATTGTAGGTGTAGATTTACAACAAAAAGGAATGCAAGTACCACAACAGTTTGGTTCTGCTTCAAGTTATGGTAAAAAGTATGCATTAGGTAACTTACTACTAATTGATGATACACAAGATGCTGATGCTACTAATTCACACGGAAAAGAAAGTAAACCGGTATCAGAAGAAAAATGGCTAAACAAAAATACACCTGAATTTAATCAAGCAATTGAATATTTAAAAAAAGGTGGTAATATTGCAACCATAGAAGCTAAATATAAATTAGCAAAATCAGTTAAAGAAGAACTTTTAAAAATCAAATAAATATGAGTACATTAATTAATTTTAGTTTAAGGGTAGACAAACTACCGAAAGAGAAATTTGTAATTGGTAAAGATGGCGCTGTATACTACAATGGCACAATATCAATTTCTGATGAAACAAACCAATGGGGGCAAAATGTTTCTGTTACTGATTCACAAACACAAGAAGAACGTGAAGCTAAAAAGCCTAAAACGTATCTTGGAAATGGAAAAGTAGTTTGGACAGATGGTAAAGTTACAACTGCTACAAAGCAAGAAGCTAAATCAGTATCAGTAGAAGAAACATCGGATTTACCATTTTAATTTAATAGGGTAGTGTAAAAGCTACCCTTATTTTTACACAATGACAAAAGACAAAGATTCACAAAGATTAATAATGCAGCTTTATGAAGAAGAATGCTACATAAATCCATTAGAGAAAGTAGAATATCCTTTACCGGCAATTTCATTTGGAACTAAAGCATTTGAAACAAAAGATGGTGTGATAGAATACCCTGTACCTATTGGAACATATGGTAATTTTAGCTTTGTACAAGCACCACCAAAGAGCAAAAAAACGTTTTTTATTAGTTTACTATCAGCAGTATATTTAAACGATGAAATAAACGGTATTTCAGGCGATTTAAAAGGCAATAGACAGGGTAAACATTTGATTCATTTCGATACTGAGCAAGGGAATTTTCACGCTTCATTAGTGTTTAAAAGACCTATGGAAATGTCAGGTAATAAAATAGAAAACTATCATACCTACGCATTAAGACAATTAAGCGCACAGGATAGAATAGATTTTATAGAATACTGCTTATACGACAAATTAGAAGCCAAAGATGTAGGTGTAGTTATAATAGATGGAATAGCTGATTTATGTAGTGATGTAAACAATATAGAAGAATCTAATTTAGTGGTTCAAAAGTTAATGAAATGGACAAAAGAATTACATTGCCACATTATTACGGTTATTCATTCTAATTTTGGAACTGATAAACCAACAGGACATTTAGGTTCAGCATTAGAAAAAAAAGCAGAAACACAGATTCAATTAGAGTTAAACACAGTAAATAAAGAATTAGTAACCGTATCGTGTAAAAGAAGCAGAAATTCACCATTTGAAACTTTTAGCTTTAAAGTAAATAAAGCAGGTTTACCACAGGTAGAAGGCAATTTATACGATCTTTTAAAAGGAGTATTTTAAGATGCAATTACAAAACAAAATTCAGGAGTTAAAAATAGAAGCAGCACGTATGGAATTGCTTTGGTGTGATAATCGTGAAATGCTGCATTACTTTAGAACATTACAGGCTGATTTAAATTTAATTTATAGATTGTGTAATACAGAAACTAAATTTGATTATATTGCGCTCGAAGAATTAATGAACGGATTACAAGACAAAGACAAAACATTAACAGATATAACAGTTAATTTTAAGATTAAACCAATAGAACGTGAACGAAAAGAAGCACGTATAACCGCTAAAATGTTTTAATATGATTTTATTTCTTGTTTGCTTTTGTTTATTTTGTTTATTAGTATTTCAGTTTATAGACTGTGATATTATTATAACACCAATTAAAGGTGTAATGCTTGGTGCATTATACAACGATGATGAATTTGAAGATGAAACTGAACATACTATTCAAGTACTATTATTTGTAATTTCATTTTCTTTTATATGGACAACAAGTGGCTCGAAAAAGTAGCAAAACACCACGATGAATGGATAAAGATTATTCATACATTTGGGGAATATGACTACGCAGAAGATATAGTTCAGGAAGCTTACATAGCATTGTATAAATATGCTGATGCTGATAAACTATTAGATGCTGCCGGTAACGTTAGGAAAGGTTATGTATTCTTTACTTTAAAAAGTTTATTCTTTCAGTTCTATAACAAGAAAATGAAAGTAAACAAGGTATCGATAGATCAACAGTTTACATTATTCGACAATTCTAATTTAGAAGAACAAGAAGCTTACAATAATATCTGTATGCTAATTGATGCAGAAATAAAACAATGGCATTGGTACGATGAAAAGCTATTTAAACTTTATAGGGATACCGATATGTCAATGAGGGATATAGCTAAAGAAACAAACATCAGTTTAATATCAATTTTTAATTCAATTAAAAACTACAAAGAAATTTTAAACACTAAATTTCAGCAAGATTACCAAGATTATATTAATAACGATTACAACGGAATTTATTAAAATTAAAAACTATGGCACGAGGTAGAAAAAAAGCACAAGGTTTAGGTGATACTATAGAACAAATCACCGAAGCAACAGGTATTAAATCTGTAGTAGAAAAGTTTAGCAAAGCAACCGGTATGGATTGCGGATGCGATAAACGAAAAGAAACATTAAACAAATTGTTTCCGTATCATCAACCTAATTGTTTAGTAGAAGATGATTATAATTATTTAACTGATTTCTTTGTCAGGTTAAAAGACCAAGTTTCAGTAACTGATCAATACAAATTAATCGATATTTATTTACGCGTGTTTAATAAAAAGATAGAGCATTCAAATTGTGGTTCTTGTTGGCGTGATAGAATTTCTGAATTAAGAAAAGTTTATAACGAATACACATTAGATGCTTAATTGGAAAGAAGAAGATTTATTTAATTGGTTAAAGGAAAATATATTTCCTGATTTGGTTAAATCTAAAAATCAAATGTCAAGATGGGATTGTTACTCACCTGATACAAGATATAGGTTAGAACTAAAATGTAGAAAAGCACACTACGATACTTTACTACTTGAAAAGAAAAAGTACGATGCGATGATACAAGAATGTGAAAAGCATTTAGATATACCTTTGTATATTAATTCAACACCACAAGGTATATTTTCCTTTAATCTTTTAAAAATATTTCCAATATGGGAAATTAATTATCTGAATCCTGCAACTACACAATTTACAAACACAAACAGAATAGCAAAAGAAGTTACATATTTACAAATTAATTTAGCAGACAAATTATGAAAGACAATCCAATACAATTAGAATACCTGAAATCAGTATTATTATCACAGTTATTACTTGAAGCAAACGAAAATTTATACTATACAAAGCAGTATAAGCAGCAAATTAAACAAAAGATTAATTCTTTAAACAAAGATTTAGAAGAAGTAGTTAGAACTGAGTACGCAACAATTTACAAAACTGATGCAGAAATGACTACAAACATTTTAAATTCAATAGAAGATGTAATTACAAAGCTACAGACTTCTACTATTGATGAACTTGTAATGATTAATGCAGTAATTGATAAATACAAAGAAAACAAAGAATGGTTTACTGAGTATGCACAGGCAGAATTTTTACGTATAAATGGCTAAAAAGCAACAAGCAAGATATTACCCTGCGCACAAAGAACTAAATGATATGCGCATTTGCCACCAAAATAGTTTAGCTTATGTAATAGTTCCTGCCGGTAATAATAAGTATTGGATAAGTAAATACAGTTTAAACGATTTACACAATCAAATTTATTTAACAGAAAATAATGTTAGAACTGAATTTAGCCAATACGAAGCAGACAAAAAAATAATGGAATTATATTCCTTTCACGCTAAAAGATTTAAGAAATGATACCAAACCACTACGACAATAATAAAAGCTACGATGTAATAGATTTTATTAAAGATTACGATTTGAATTTTAACGAAGGTAACGTGATTAAATATGTAGCACGTGCAAGAAAGAAAGAAAATCAAATTAAAGATTTAGAAAAAGCAATAGATTATTTAGAAAGAGAATTAAAACACGTACGTAAAGAACAAGCACAATGGATAGAACTGAACAAGTAATAGTATTTGAAACATTAGAATTAGAATTTAGATTAACTCAGCTACTAAAGAAACGTGAACAACTGTATTTAAAAGGTGGTAATGATGAAAAGCTAAATGATAAGATAAGGGAAGTACAACACCAATTAAGAATTAAGGGTAGCAATTAGCTACCTTTTTTTAAATGTTAAAGTTTTGTTAAAATGTATTTTGTATTAATAACTTGTTTATATTTGCTTATAATTTAAAAACAAAGACAATATGAAAACAGCAGTACAAATTCAAATAGGATTTTCAGGTGATTGGCAAGATATGACTACCGATTTTGGAGTTATAAGAGATTTTGAACAAGCTATTAGAATAATAAGAAGTTCGGGAATTAAGAATGTACAATTAAGGCAAGATAGTCTTGGTTTAGTAATGGAATGGGATAATTTTTAAAAACAAATAACAATGACAAAAACAGAAATTTTAACAGACCTTGAATTATCTTTAAACGTTGCTAATTCTATTGACAATGTTTATTTAAGAAACAAACTAATGAAAGTAAAAGAATCATTAGTATCTTTATGGAATACTGAAGATATGTACTACGAAGAAATTAGAAACGCTTTGCAAATGGATGAAACATTTGATAACTTAAACCAATTAAAAATAAGATAATGATTACAACTTTAGACAATAAGATATGGGATAAACAAGAAATCTTGGACAATATGTACGACGATGCGTTTTACTACGGTTATTTAGGAAAACAGGCATTATCTTCATCTACATTGAAAATGGTGCTTAAATCGCCTAAAACGTATAAATACGTAACTAAGTATGGCCAAGCAGAAACACAGCCTTTACGTGATGGTAAATTGTTTCATACAATGATTTTAGAACCACACAAAATAGATGAACTTGTAATAGTTGATGTAGCTACAAAAGCAGCAAAGGCATACAAAGAAGCTAAAGCAGAAGGTAAAGAAGTATATACATCTTCTGAAATAAAAGATGCTGAACGTTTAGCTGATGCAATTTTAAAGAACGATGAAGCAGTACATTATATGTCAAAGGCACAATTTGAAGTACCTGAAATAGCAATGATAGATGGTTTACCATTTAGAGCAAAAGCAGATATACTACGTGAGAATATGATTGTAGATTTAAAAACTACTACCGGATTGAATGAATTTAGATATTCAGCAGATAAATATAGTTACGACTTACAGGCTTATTTATACCGTGAAATGTTTGGTGTAGATGAATTTGTTTTTGTGTGTATAGATAAAGGTAGTTTAGATATTGGTATATTTGAATGCTCAGATGAATTTTACCAAAGAGGCAAAGAAAAGTTAGAACAGGGAATTAGTAACTATAAATACTTCTTTGGTCAAGATAGCGATGTAGATTTGAATCAGTATGTATTACGTGGAATTTTATAAGATATGGAAATAAATAAAATATATTGCGAAAGCAATTTAGAAACAATGGCAAGAATGCCTGATAAATTTATTGACTTAACAATTACAAGTCCACCATATGATAACCTAAGAGAATACAAAGGTTTTAGTTTTCCTTTTGAAGATATTGCTAAAGAATTATACAGAGTTACTAAATTAGGTGGTGTTTTAGTTTGGGTAGTTGGTGATAGTGTTATAGATGGTAGTGAATCAGGAACTTCTTTTAAACAAGCTTTGTTTTTTAAAGAAATAGGTTTTAATTTACACGATACTATGATATATCAAAAGGATGTAATGCCTTTTCCCGAACAAACAAGATATAATCAATGTTTTGAATATATGTTTATTTTATCTAAAGATAAACCAAAAACATTTAATCCTATAAAAGAAAAAACACAAGGTTACAAGCCAAATAAATCATCTACAACAAGAAATGCTGATGGTAGCACAAGTAAATTAAAAGGTGAGCAAGGTAAAGATGAAAGAAGTTTATTTAATATTTGGAAATTAGGATGTGGGTATAATAAAACAACAAATGATAAAATAGCTTTCAAACATCCTGCTATGTTTCCTGAAGAATTAGTAAAAAAACACATTTACTCTTGGAGTAATGAAGGTGATTTAATTTATGATTGTTTTATGGGTAGTGGCACAACTGCTAAAATGGCTCATTTGCAAAAAAGAAATTGGATAGGAAGTGAATTATCTAAAGAATATGTAGATATTGCAAATAAAAGATTACAAGCATATTTAGACCAACAAATATTATTTTAATGGAAAGAAAAGAAATAGTTTTTTGTAATTTAATTCTACAAAACGGAAAAGATAAAATACATTTAAAGAATGTAGTTTATAAAGATGAAGGTGGTTATTTTAAAAACATTAGATTAGGAATAAAAGAACCATTAAAAGTTTTAAATATAGAAGTGATTAAAAGTTTAGGATATGAAAATAAATCAAATGAATATACTGAAGTAAATAAATCAAATGAAATTAGAAATAAAATAACAGGAGCATACGAATAAATTAAATAAATAAATTATGAAATTAGAAATTTTTAATCAAATTAGAGTTTGGGCATTTAACAAAGGAATCTACAACAATTCAGATTCAAGAACACAATACCTAAAGTTTCAAGAAGAAGCAGGTGAATTATTAAAAGCATTACTGCACAATGATCAAGAAGAAATAATAGATGCTATAGGTGATTGTATTGTAGTATTAACTAACATTGCACATTTAGAAGGTTTAGTTATTGAAGATTGTATAGCTGCTGCCTACGATGTTATTTCTAAACGTACCGGTAAGATGGAAAACGGAACATTTAAAAAAGATTAATGAAAGATATTACTGCTGAACATTACCAATTAGCCCTGTACGAATATGAACAGGGAATGACATTAGAAGAACTACGTGAAGTGGTTAAACACTACGAAGATTTGGAACTATTTGAAATATGTCAGGGTGTGCATTTAGCAGTAGAAGTTATAAGATTTCACATCTTATTTGATGAAGCGAAAAAGCAAGAAATAAAAACAAAGAAATTAAAATGGAAATCAACGAAAAAATTAAAGAATTAGTATTACAACAAACAAACATTAACGTAGATGATACTACACGTACACGTGAGCAAGTAGAAGCACGTAGTTTATACTACACACTAATAAAAGAACTAACACCTAAAGCTACATTAAAGCAAATAGGTAGTTCAGTAAATAAGAATCACGCTACAGTTATTCACGGATTGAATCAATGGGATATGCTTGTAAGATACAATCCAACACTAAACAAGTACAAGGAACGCATTTTAAAGATGTTTGACAAAGAAATAGATTCAACTGATATAGATTTACTTCGCAAACAAGTTAATCGCTTACAAGGCGAATTAATAGACTTACAAATAGAGAATGAACGTTTAAAGAAACAATTACTAAACGATGAAGATGAAACTATTAAAAGTATAAAAGAATTATTACATAGATTTGCAGGAACAGAACACTACGAATTGTTTTTGTTTAGATTAAACCAATTAGTAGAAATTAATAGTAAAAGAAAGATATGAGTATAGCAAAGTTTGTAAAAAAGAAAAATTATTATACAGGTGAAGTTTATGAGTTCAATTTACCAACCGGAACAACCTGCCCATTTGCTTTAGAATGTAAAGTAGTTGTAGATAGATATACAGGTAAATTTGATGTAACTAAAGGTCAGTATAGATGTTATGCCGCAAGTGCTGAAAGATTCCCTGCAGTAAGAAATCATAGATGGAATAATTTTGAATATGTAAAGAAAGGTAATAAATTGATTTTACCAAAAGATTGTAAATCAATAAGAATACATAGCAGCGGTGATTTTTTTAATCAATCTTATTTTGATAGTTGGATTGAATTAGCTAAAGAAAACCCTAATATAGAAATGTGGGCTTATACTAAAAGTATTAAATATTGGGTAAATAGAATAAATGAAATTCCTTTTAATTTAATATTAACAGCAAGTTATGGTGGAAAAAATGATGATTTAATATCTGAATATAATTTAAAAAATGTAAAAATTTATAATGATATTAAAGATGTGCCAAAAAATAGACCAATAGATACTAATGATGACTACGCAAGGTTAAAAGAAATTAATTTTGCTTTATTAGACAATTTAAAATATAGTAAAAAAAATGAAACAACCTTGTAACGCTCACGCATACGAGCAAGAAGCTAAAGAAAGAGCGCAGATATTAATGCGATTAAAAGCAGGATACAAACCAATACATAACGGTAACAACGCTACACTATGTAATAAATGTAATGTAGTAATTTCAACAGGCGAAAACAAAGATGAAATAATGTGTGAAAGTTGTATAAAAGAAATAGAAGTTAAACTAATAGATGAAGATAAAGAATGACAAATAAAGAAAGAGCAGAACTACTACATAAGAAATACACTAAAGACTATTTAAGATTTGTAGTAAGTGGATATATTAAACAAGGTTATCCTGAATGGATAGAAATAGGAAAAGAACTAAAACAACTTTACAAATGAAACAAGAAACATTAGAAGAAGCTGCTGAAAAATATAATTCACAGTTCGTAAGTCAAAATGAATTTGCTATTGAAGATTTTATAAATGGTGCTAAATGGCAAGCAGAGAATATGTTCAGTGAGGAAGAAGTATTAAATATTCTTTATAAACACACAGAAGATTTGTTAGCAGGCAAAAAGATAACATTAGAAGAATGGTTTGAACAATTTAAAAACAAATAAGATGAAACTAACAGAACAAGACAGAAAAGAAATTATATTTTTAGCAAAGACTGCTTTTAAAGTTTATGTAGCTTTATTATTAACTTTAGGAATAATGTATATATCTATTAATGTGCTTTAAATTGCACTATTTAATTAAATTATATAAAAAAATAAAAGAAATATAAACTATAGTGTATTAAGAAGCACTTTTAAATAAAAAAAATATGCCTGATAAACAAAACTTATAACTATTTATTTTTAGAATAAACAAAAACTATCATTATGGATAATAGAGGTGGTAAACGTGAAGGCGCAGGCCGTAAACCAAGAGTAGAAGAAGAAAAGCTAATAGAAATGTTAGATAAACACATTGATAAAGATTTAGTACTTGCTGAATTAAAGAAACAAATATTTGCAGGAAAAGAAAAAGCAATGCAATTATATTTTAACTACAGGTTTGGCAAACCAAAAGAAACTATTGATTTAAATTCTTCAGAAGGTTTTAACCTAAACTTCAAGGAACTAATCAACTTTAAATAGTTTGGTAGAAATAAATAAAAAGTACAAAGTAATTGGTGAAGTAGATTCACGTTACTTTATTGTAACAGGTGGTAGAGGTAGTGGTAAATCGTATTCGATAAACTTACTTCTATCACTTCTTACTTATGAAGCAGGGCATATAATTCTATTTACACGTTATACATTACGTTCTGCTACTATTTCTATTATACCTGAATTTATAGAAAAGTTAGAAGCATTAAATATTACATCTGACTTTTACATTACCAAAGATGAAATTATAAATAAACAAACCGGTAGTAAAATTCTATTTCGTGGAATTAAAACTTCATCAGGCGACCAAACAGCAAACTTAAAATCTATACAAGGTGTTACTACTTGGATATTAGATGAAGCAGAAGAACTAACAGATGAAAACACATTTGATAAAATAGATTTATCAGTAAGACAAAAAGGTAAAGATAACCGTGTAATACTTATACTGAATCCTACAACAAAAGAGCATTGGATATACAAACGCTTTTTTGAAGCAAAAGGAATAGAAGCAGGACAATGCATAACAAAGCAAGATACAACCTACATACATTCAACTTATTTAGATAACATAGATAACTTAAGCAAAAGTTATTTAGAGCAAGTAGAAGCAATTAAACTACGCAGACCTGAAAAGTATAAACATCAGATTCTTGGTGGTTGGTTAGACAAAGCAGAAGGTGTAATATTTACAAATTGGACAATAAGTAAATTCCAAGAAGTAAGCACATCTGTATTCGGTCAGGATTTTGGTTTTAGTTCAGACCCTACTACATTAATAGAAACTAATATAGACGCTTCTAACAAACGAATTTACATCAGGCAACACATATATCAAACAGGGTTACAAACGTCGCATATATTCAATTTAAACGCACAATTTGCAGGCGATAGATTAATAGTAGCAGATTCTGCAGAACCACGATTAATTAGTGAATTAAAATCTAAAGGTAATAACATTGTACCTACAATTAAAGGTGCAGGTAGTGTAATGTATGGAATAGCTTTGTTGCAGGATTACGATTTAATAATAGATGAAGAAAGTATAGATATAATAAAAGAACTAAATAACTACTGTTGGTTAGAACGTAAGAGTTCAACTCCTATGGATAATTACAATCACGCACTCGATGCTTTACGCTATGCAGTATCATACCAATTAGAAAACCCAAACAAGGGTAATTATTTTGTCTATTAATGACAAGTAAACGAAGCAATATACTTGACAAATGACCTACGGCCAATTCATAGCTACAATACAATGCTACATACATCACGTTAAAGATGTAGAAGTAGATATTGCTTTGCCAAGAAACATTGGTGAAATAAAGCTAATGAAGAAAATGTACGAAATAGCAGCAGCATACTTAAAATGTTAAAGTTTTGTTAAAATTAACATTGAGTGTTAATAATGTAAAAAGTGTGTGTATATTTGTACAAGAAATAACAACAAAAACAAACACTATGACACCACAAGAATTAATTAAAGCTGAATACAAAAGAAGAACTGATTTAGTAGAAAATGTTGAATTTAGAAAAACTTGCGTAGAAATTGCTAAAAAAATAGGAATTACTGCTGAAGAATGGAATGAAAATAAAGTGCAAATTTTATTAATGTTTGCCAATAAAGTTTGTGGAATAGAAAACCAATTAAACTAATAAAAACAGGGGTGCGACTGTAACGCACATTAATTTTAACAAAGAACAATATGAGAACATACAAAATAAGTTACTACACAGAATACGCTGATGAATGTTTTGATTCAGAAGCAGAAATTAAAGCAGCAGGTATTTACGATGCACTTATAACGTTTAATTCTAAGAATGTATGTAAACGTATTTACAAGGTAGAAGAAATGCCTGAGATGTCCTTAGAACGCAGAATAGAACTAAAGGTAAATGAAGGAAACGATGTATGGATACCATACGCACAAATATCACAATCACTTCGGGATTTTTGGATAGAGTATTTTAAGAAATAAAATTGGTTGGTTAAATAGTTGGAATTAGGGTAGCAGAAATGTTACCCTTTTTCTGTTTAATACAATTTAGCATAAAAGTTATTATTAAATAAAAAACTTTATGAAGTTAGAAATTTCTATACCTACATCTTTAAAAGAAATAACATTAGAGCAGTACCAAAGGTTTACACGTATAGCTAACGATAATCCTGAAGGTGAGTTTTTGCAGCATAAGATGATAGAAATATTTTGCAATGTATCATTAAAGGAAATATCACTAATGAAGTTGAAGGATATTAACGCTATAACAAATAAGTTAGGCGAAATGTTCAATAACAACTATCCGTTAATTCAAACATTTAAACACAAAGGTTTAGAGTTTGGGTTTATTCCTAATTTAGATGAAATAAGTTTAGGAGAATATACCGATTTAGAAACATACATTTCTGATTGGGATAATATGAATAAAGCAATGGCAGTTTTATACAGACCTGTAATAAACAAGCTAAACAAAAAATACCTAATAGAAGAATACAAAGGTTCAGCAGAATATTCAGAAGCAATGTTACAAATGCCGTTAGATGTAGCTTTAGGTGCAATGGTTTTTTTTTATCATTTAGGGAACGCATTATTAATCTCTACCCTGAATTATTTGGAGACGGACAAGCAGCTGATGGATTTGATAGACAAGCACAGTTTGGAAAGAAATGGGGTTGGTATAGTTCCTACTATGGCCTTGCTCAGGGAGATGTTAGAAGATTTGACGAAGTTTCCAAATTACGGCTTACAACTTGCTTAACATTTTTAACATTCGAAAAAGAAAAAAACGAAATAGAAATTTCACAAATTAGAAAATAATGAATCAATATTATAAAGTAACAGAAGTATTAAGGGATTCACTCTACGAAGATGGAATAGTAAATAATGTAACTACCGGTGATATCTTCAATGTGGATTTAAACAAGACTACTATATTCCCTTTGTCGCATATTATTGTAAACAACGTAACAGAATCTGAATCAGGGAATACAAATATATTTAACGTTTCTATTTTACTAATGGATGTGTGTGATATATCTAAAGCTAATTCAACTGATATTTGGTTAGACAATGACAATGAACAGGATATATTCAACACACAATTAGAAGTAGGTAAACGATTGATTGCAAGTTTACGTAGGGGCAATTTGTATGATATGGGTTTTAGATTAAATGGCAGTATTAGCTTTGAAGCATTTGCTGATAGATTTGAAAATAAATTAGTAGGTTGGACTATTACGTTAAATGTAGAAACTGCAAATAATACTACTATCTGTTAATGGCATACAATCTAATACATACACAAAAGACATTAGAGCGCTTTAGAGACTACGTAATACAACAAAGTAGAACTAACCTAACTAAAGGGGATAAGAACGTTACAAGCAATTTATATAGCCAATTAAAGGGTGAAGTAAAAGCTATGCCTAATTCAATAGGTGTATATTTTGAAATGCCACAATACGGACAATTTCAAGACAAAGGGGTAAAGGGTAAATTCAGTTCTTTAAAAGCACCTAACTCACCATTTAAGTTTGGTAGTGGTACAGGTAAGAAAGGTGGATTAACTGAAGGAATACAAAAGTGGGTTAAAGCACGTAGGATTCAATTTAAAAGAAAAGATGGAAAGTTTATGTCTTATGAATCTACTGCATTTTTAATTACACGTAGTATTTATAATAAAGGAATACGACCAAGTTTATTTTTTACCAAACCATTTGAAGCAGGATACAAGAAATACATCACAGAAGATTTAATAAAAGGATTTGCTTTAGATGTAGAAGATTTAATGAAAACAAGTTTAAAAGATATAAAGAAATGAGAGTAATTAATACACGTTCACCGTATTTTATAGAAGTAGATGAAGTAGGACAAGCTGCAGCACAATTGCGTTTATGGGTTTGGAATAAAAACGAAACACAACCTACTGAACCTACATACACTATAGAAAAGAAAATACCATCTACAGATTCGCCTGTAATTCTATTTAACATATCACCTTACATAGCTGAACAGATAGAAACTATTTATGCTTACATAGAAACATATCCAAAAGAAGATTTTGATGAAATGTGGGCTTATGTATATGCTGAATGGTATTATAACACAGAAGAAGTTAAAGATTGGGAATTAGTTAGAAGTATTTACTACGTAGGTACACAATCGTTTACAAGCTATTTAGGTGGTGTAAATCAAACGCAAAACAATAAGGTGGAGTATTTAACTAATCCTAATATTATTCAGTATTATAACGAATCTTCTACACAAGCGCAATTACCTTACTTTAATGTGCTAATAGAACACGATGGAACTGCATTAACAGAAGTGAAATGGACAAATCGTAGGGATTTAACTTCTTCTACTTTAGAAATACTAACTTCAGCTGATGATGCAGGAACGTATATGTTTAAAATACCTGCAAAGAATGTAGAAATTACAAATCATAACTTCGGAAACGATGTAATTATAGAATCTGAATTAATGGAAACTATATTACCTACAGTTACTTTTCTACCGGTATGCGAAAGTAAATACACTCCTGTAGTTTGTACGTTTATAAATCGTTATGGTGGTTGGCAGTTTCTTACATTTTGGAAGGCACAAACAAACAATGTAGAAGTAAAGAATAGTGAATTTAGATTGTTACCTGATAATTGGAATTACAATCCGTTAAGAAATCAAACACAGCAGTTTAATTTTGTAGGTACACAATCAGTAAAACTAAACACCGGTTGGGTAGATGAAAACTATTCTGATTTGATGTTTGATTTAATGGCTTCAGAAACTATTTTATTAGATAACAAACCTGCAAATATTAAAACTAAATCTATGCCAATTAAAACAGGTTTAATGGATAAGATGATTAATTACGAAGTAGAATTTGAATACTCGTACAACTTAATAAACGATGTAGTATAATGCAAACAGTACAAATATACATTTACGTAGATGGTGTAATTAATCGCATTGAATTATTCAAAGATGAAAAGATAAGTGTAACTTCTTCTATTCAAAACTTTAATGATTTAGGAAAACTATTTACAGACTATTCACAATCGTTTACTATTCCTGCAAGTAAGCATAACAACGCTATTTTCAAACATTGGTACGAATCAGCAGTAGGTGAAACAGATTTAGATTCACCACAAAATGTAAATGGTGCATTTGATCATAGGATAAAGTATTACGGCTACATTGAAATAGATACTATTCCTTTTCGTGATGGTAAGTTTACAATGCAGCAAGCGAATAAAAAGAATGGGTATATTGAAAGTTATACTATAAACTTTGTAGGGAATTTAGTTCAGTTAAAAGACAAATTTAAAGAAGATAAATTAAATAGTTTAGCAAACGCAAATAACGTAAGCTATTATGATGCTTTAAATTTTCCATATAATTTAGATGAAGTTTTTACACGTGCAGAAGGTGGTTTTAATTCAAATGTATGTTTTCCATTAGCAGGTAGTACACGTAGGTTTGAATTTGATACTGCCGATGTAGATAATGATATTACACTAACAACAGGTGGTATAGATTATAGAGAATTATTCCCTGCAATTAAAATTAGTAAGGTTATTGAGTATATTCAGGCAGCATACGGATTGACTTTTACAGGTGAGTTTCTAAATAGTCAAACATTTAGCAAATTATATTTGTATTGTAAAAATGCAGAAACATTAAAAGTTGCTACTGAACTTTTGCGGGTTGATTTAATTGATGTATTTAGTTTGCCTAACGATAATACAGGTGATATTTATAATTTAACTACAAATAGTTTAAATGTACAATACAGACAATATTGGCTTGAAGATACTTCTACATCAACTGTAATTTCTTCTTTTCCTGATTCTTGTC